ATTTTCTTTTGCTAATTGATCTAATCTGTTTTTTCCTTCTAGAATAGCTTCTTTATAATTGTCCTTGATGAATCTTTCATCAACACCCAATAATTTTCTTGCTTCTTCTATTTGTTTTAATGCAAATTGATTTTTCGCAGCCTCTGCAATCATTTCCCTTGGAAGATTTTTTTCAAGATGCATATCAATAAACTCGTCAACACTCTCTACAATACTTTCGACGTGTTTACTCATAGTTTTATTGATAATATCTTCATATCTTTGTTTTACTTCCAATAGTTTTTCTGCATGAGATTTGTTAAGACTTTCAACAACTGTTTTAATTTTGTTTAAATGATCTTCATCAATTCGCTCAATAGCTATTTTTCCCGCTTTTTTAAATTTTTCCCATTGAAGTTTCATTGCATTGTCAAGTTCAAGCTCATATCGTTCCTGAACTTTTTCATTGATTTTAGATTCAATAAGAGTATTAATTTTATTCACCGTATCTTCTGTGAATAATTCAGAATCCACTTGTTCGAATATTGTTTTTAATTCGTTTATCATATAAGTTATTTATTGAAATTTATTTATTTTCTTTCATTTTTGATGAAACTGCATCATATTCTTTTTGGAGTGCAGTTCTAACTTTATATTCTTGTAATTCTTTTAAATTTTTATCTGCTGCTGCTAGGTTGCCAGCATTGATATTTAAAATCATACTTCTAATCATATTTTTTTGAGTTTCTGGAGACATATACAATATTTACTTTTTTCCATTTAAAACTTGAAAATCCTAATTAATATGTTAATATACAAAGCTATGATTAAGCTTAAAAAATACGGTCATGAGTTTTGTGGACCATGTAGAGTAATTAAACCAATTTTAGAAGAATTGGCATCAGATTATAAAGATAATGTTGAATATGAAGATATTGACACATATCAATTAAGTGTAGAGGAATTAACACTTGCTGGTATTCGTGCAGTTCCAACAATAATAATAGAAAAAAACGGAACGGAAATGTGGAGAAATATTGGATTAGTTTCTAAAGAAAGAATAAAAACAGAAATAGATAAACTTCTATGAAGAAGGTTTACAACATACCTAGAAAAAGAGCAGAATTTTGTTCAGAATATTTTTCACCAGAAAAATATGCATGGATTTCTATTCAAGAACCAGGAAACGAACCAACAACCAATGAAAATCTAGACCGTTTAAATAAACTAAAACTAGAATTTTGGGATATAGATTTTCCAGGATTGTTTTATAATGAACAATCCCAAAAATGGGAACAGTTAGACCCTGTTTCGGATGAATTGATTGAAAAAATATATAATTTTTTGATTGAAAATAGAAATAAAAACATAATATCTAATTGTAGAATGGGAATATCTAGGTCAGGAGCAATATCTAATTTTTGTTGTGACTGTTTGGGTCATGAATGGGACACAGAATCTCATAATCGAGCATTACCTAATAAATATCTATATAGAAAATTATATAATCTTTACGAAAAAGATAACGATATAACAAAACTAACAATAATAGACAAAAGAAAAAGGGAAGGTTAACCTTCCCTTTTTTGTTGGTGTATGTTTATCAATTCATCTATATAAGACCTTAGCATTTGTAACTCATGAACCATACGAACTCTAATAGTTCTATCTTGAACTTTATCATTTAAATGTTGGAGAGTTTTAACATGCTCCAACATTTTATGTGCATCTTTCAATTCCTTGGATTCATGTAAATTACTTCCAATACCATAAAAGTTTTCTAGATATACTGATTCTAAATCTCTCATTATTTTATATTATTTAATAGTTGTTTGAAATTTTCTAATATGTAATTATTGATTTCGTTTCTATGTTTAGATGGATATTTGGATAGTTTTTTTTCAAATTTTTCAAAAGCTTCTGCTACTTTTCCATCATTACCTATAATATACTCTTTTGATTCAAGAATTCCATCAACAAATACAGTATTTGCAGAAGGCTCGTAAACAGCATCAACAGATAATATAATAGGATTCTTAACCAATTTTATTCCAGATGATTCTTCTATTTGACCCAAGCATTTAGAACTCAACCCGAATTTCATATTGTGTTTGATGAGACCTTCTAATATCTTTCCAGAAGGATTAGATGTTAGCACTTCTGATTTACCAATAAAAAAGTTAGGATTTGAATAGTCACGCTTTAAATCAATTATTTTATGTGCTAGTCTTTCTAGTTTAATCTCAGGTTCCGCCGAATGATTTAGCTCTCCCCCAGCACGATGTTTTTGAATATAATTTTCGTTGAATGTTTGAATAGCAGGAAGCATTTCATCTTCTTCATAAACACGACCATTTTTATTCATTTGATTTAACATCAAATACTGTCCTTTGAAGTATAATTTTTTTTCTGAATTCATTCCTTCTTGAACAATTTCTGATTCAACATCAAAAAAAGGTTGTTCAACTATAAGTTTTCTTGTTAGTATCATATTGATATTTATTAATTTTATAGATAATTTCCATAGGTAGAGGTTTTAGGTTGATCGAAATGCTGTTTTGCAAATTCATCAACATCATATTCCTTCATTCCTATGTCAGGAGGATTTTCACCTCCTTCCATTCTACCAAATTCTTTGGTATCCCCTGAATTATCATCCAAGTATCTTTCTTCAACAGCATTTGGCTCGTATGAATAATCAAATCTTTTGCATGTTAATTTCCAATAAAAATGATGACCCATAAAATCCGTTGGATTTATTTTATCTTCTTTGTCTGTAACTTCCCAACACATAGGAGTTTGTTTTAAAGGTCTATCACAAGCAGAATTATCTATTATGAATATATCACCAGCGAGAGGATAAGTTACTCCCATAGACGGACCCCATGCTCTTTCAAATTCTCTTATAGGAATATAAATAACCATTTCTGCATCGCTCATTATTCCATATTTTGATAAAAAGGTAGTGTATGATTTAAAATCTATTATTGCTTTCATTTTTCTAGCATAGTGATAACCACTAGTAGGGTCTTCACCATAAAGAAAATTATGTGTATTGAAATTGTATTTTATTGGTTGATATGAAATAGTTTGACCGAATTGATTTACATAATTTAATATTTGCTGATGATGATTTTCTATCAAAGTGCTTTCTTGATTGTCACATGTAGGAACATACGGATTATTACCAATAGAAACTGGTGATGCGTTTCCAGATGAAATATTCTTGTTATCTTTAGGATTAAAAGAAAAATTTATTTCAGGTTTTAAGAAAGATGAATTGACATATGCCATACGAATACTTATAAATATAGTAATAATGAACGAATATAATTATCATCATGAAATATCTTATAATTTAAAAATGTTGGAATCGGCATTGGATGATACTATAGTAAAAAGATATGATGATTCTGGTAAAGTTAGGGACTCTATTAAAGTTAATTTTATTTTTGCACCAAAATCAAGAGTATTACAAGACATTAGAGGACAACCCGATACTGTTAAATTTCCAATAATCGCACTATCTCCAAAAGGTATGCGAAGAGATAATGAGAGAGTTAAAAATAAACTAGAAGATATTAATTTTAAACAAGAAGATGGATCGTTTTTAAGATTAAGAAAAATACCATGGAATATAGATTTGGAAATGAGTATAATGACCAAATATCAAGGAGATTTGGAACAAATAATACAAAATTTTTCTTTATTCTTTGATCCATATTTAGTTTATTCGTGGAGAGAACCTAGAACAGGATTTGAAGTTAGATCAGAAGTTTTGTGGGATGGAAATGTTGGTTTGGATTTGCCTATAGAATTAGCGAATGACAAAGCATTTAGGCCGATTGCAACAATGAATCTAACATTAAAAACTTGGCTATATCGAAGTGCATTAACTCCGGCAGGAAAAATATGCAAAATAAATGTTGATCAAATTTATACTGATAATTTCTATTGTAATTATGACACATTAGCAACATATACAGCAGATCATTTTTCAGAAAATACACAATTGTCTGGAAGACCGATACTTCGTTATGTATCACCATATTTTTTGAAATCGGGAGGAGATTATTCTATAAAATTACAAGGTTATAATTTTAAGGATGTTGATAGTGTTTATGTTAGCGCATCTAATGGAATGTATGATTTGACTAATTATGATCCTTTATCTACTGGAGAAATAGGATTCAAAGGATTGATGATTGATGATTTTACAAAAACAGACAATACTATAACATTTAATATTCCTTCTCCTTCTGGAATTGGGTTTGTTGATATTATTGCAGTGAATTCATGCGGATTTGGTAAACTAACAGAAGATGCTAATAGATGTAACCGAGTAGAAAACCCATATCCTACGGATAATCCAGAGCATTATTCTTGGTGTGTATATCAATATCCATATTTAAATGGTTTGGTTGTTGGAGAAGATCATAATACAATAGACATAGATTATTCTAAACAAATAGTTCAAGTTGAAGATTCTCCAACCCTTGATAAAGATGCTATTATACAAAAAATAAAAGAACTGATGACTCTAGGTGAAGTTTCCCTTGACGACTTGACGTAAAAAATGTATAGTAGTCTATGTTGAAATTTAATAAGACTAGACTAACAGAAAATTTATTAGATCAATGGGTAGCTGCTAATGTTAATGTTCTATTGGTCGGAGAAAAAGGTGTAGGTAAAACGTATCAAATTTTAGATTGTTTTAAAAGAAACAATCTAAAATTTTCTTATTTTTCTGGCGCAACCCTCGATCCTTGGATTCATCTACTTGGAATACCAAAAGCAGTTGAACGTGATGGAAAAGAGAAAATGGAATTTATTCTTCCTGAAAACCTAGACGATGATGTTGAGGCAATATTTTGTGATGAATGGAATAGAACAAATAAAGTTGTTAGAAATGCACTATTAGAGCTACAACAATTTAAATCTATTAATGGAAGAAAATTTCCTAATTTAAAACTTGTTTGGGGAGCAGTCAACCCGCCTTCATCTGATGAAAGTGAAATAAATTATGATGTTGATGAACTCGACCCTGCACAACTAGATCGTTTTCATATCATTGTAGAACTTCCTAACGAACCAGATAAAAATTATTTCAAAAATAAATTTGGTGATTATCGCGGTGATGTATTAGTAGAGTGGTGGAAAGAACAACCAGAAGAAGCATTTAAAATATTGTCCCCTAGAAGATTAGATTATATAGGAGAGTGTTTTTTAAAAGGTCTTGATGTTAAATATCTTTTACCAGTATCTGCAAATCATATAGAACTGATTAAAAAATTATCATCTGATCCTGATGTAGAAGAATTTAAAGAATATCTTAGAGATAATAAAAAATTAAAAATTGAAAAATTCTTATCTGACGAGGTTAAATTTTTGAAAGTAAAAAATTTAATAAAAAACGAAAAATGTTGGGAATTATGGAAATATGTAAAACCCGAATTTGTAGATGATGAAATTAAAAATAACAAATCCTTTGCGGATTATGCTATCTATAAAATCTTTCAGAAAGATGAATTCTTCAAAAATAGAATTCTAGAAATAAATAAAGCAACACCAAATGCAGAGGTGTGTAAAATAATCAAGATGTTGAAAAGTATTAATTATTCCCCAACAAAAACTACAACAACATTAGATAATTATTTAGGTAATCAACCTAATTTTAAAATATTAGATGGTATAACGGAAGGAAATTCTATAGATACTTTTACTAAAAATATAGTTGGTGCTAACAATGTTCATACCTTAAGTGTATTTTTTAATAACGCCAAGAAAACTATAGATAATACAACGATTAAAGATGATACTGTACTAGCTACTCTGTTGATGGTTTTATCTTCTTGTATCTATAATACAGGAATAATTGGGCCTTCTTTCGTTTTATATCTATTGCATATGAAACCATCTAACTTCTTCTCTAGTATTAAAACCTCTATTCCATTTATAGATTTACTTGCAACTTCTGTATTTTTGATAAAAAGTAAGGGGACAGAACATGATGTTGAATATGCCATTAATATTATTGAAAAGTCATCACATAAAATAGCAAAAAATAGAATTGATGAATATTTAAATTACCTCAGAACCGCAAAAACCCCTATAGAAATTCTTCCAAAGGAATTTACACTCAAAGTTAATTCAATGAGAAAATTATTAGAGAAACAATGAATACCGAAGAAAAACTAGAAATTTCTAAAGAATTACAAAAACATCACTATTTTTTTAGATGTTTTTGGGATATAGGTGATCCTGTTTTTACAGATGGTAGTGATGGTTTAAATACTGCTGCAATCTCTTTTAATGATAAAGGAGAACCGCAACATTTAATAATAAATACTGATTTTTGGAATTCTTTAGATGAACACAGTAAAATGTTTTTAATATGTCATGAAATGTTGCATGTTTTACTTAATCATGGATTTAGATTTGTGGAGTATTATTCAACACCACATTTTCAAACAATGAATATAGCTGCTGATGTAGTTATTAATGAATTATTAGTAAAATCGTTCAATTTTGATAGAAGCAAATTGATTCCTTTCATAAAAGATGATGGGTGCTGGTATGACACAGTGTTTAAAAACGATGTCACTATAAAGAAAGACGAATCTACAGAATATTATTTTAATAAAATTAAAAATGATTCTTCTGGAGGAAGTGGTGGTAAATCATTCGATGAACATATTATAAACACTGATTCTAAAAATGATTCTGAAAATAATACATCCAATTCTTCCCAAGGAAAATCTCTACAAGAATTAATTGATGAATCTGGAATAATGTATGAAATAGATGGAACCTTCGTCAATAATATTCCAGACAACTTAAAAGATGAATTACCAGCAGGTAAAGGAACAGGTAAAATTTTTGACCTTCTTTTAAAGAAAACCAGAAAACCTAAATGGGAGTCTGTTATCAAAAAATGGGAAAAATTTAAACTTAAAGAAAAAATAGATTCGACTGACCGATGGGAAAGACGAAATCCTCGCTATCATTACATAATAAACGAGAAATTGAAATTACCATCTGAACATAAAGTTATTGATGAATATAAAGAAAAAGATAAAATAGATGTTTTTTTCTTTTTAGATACTTCTGGATCATGTATTAACTTTGCAAATAGATTTTTTAGTGCTGCTGCAAGTGTGAATCCTAAAAAATTCAATGTTAGATTGTTTTGTTTTGATACTGTTGTTTATGATGTTGATATAAAATCTAAAAAAGCTGTGGGTGGCGGAGGAACATCCTTCCGTATAATAGAACAAAAAATACAATCACTAATTAAATCGGAAAATATTAAATACCCAAATACTGTTTGGATATTAACAGATGGTTTTGGAGATACTGTTAATCCACAACATCCTGAAAAATGGTTTTGGTTTCTTACAGAGAATGGAGCAAGAAATT